TAGAAACGCCAATGCGGCATCTATTAAAACAGGCATAGAACCCAGCACAATATTAAAATGCGCCAAAGGGCGACGGAAGACGGCCGGCGGATACGAATGGAGATATGCCGATTAGATTATAAAGCGATATGTGCGTTTGGAAAGTACCAGAAGAAGACCGGATGTGCGGGTATTGCCTGTACCGGGCCTGTAAGTCGCGTTCGCGCCCGAGGAAGAGCGCGAGGGAGGTTTGTGACAGGTATGTGTCGGTAATGAACGGGCTTTGCGGAATAAATGTAACAGCCGGGACGCGGAAAAGAGAGGCCGTTTGGGGCCGCAACATGATAGCAATGCAGATGTTGCTGGACGGATTTGTACAGGAGGATATAGGCGCGAGCCTCGGCAAGAATCGCAGCTCGATAGTGCACTGCATTGATAGTGTAACAAACATGCTGGACACACCGGACCAATACCCGGTCGAGTATGGCGTGTGGCAGAAGTTTAGGGAGATTATTTCAAATTCAAACCAATAGGCATTATGTGGAAGAAAATTCAAACTTGGTTCTGGTTTACCTTCCGGAACCCAAAAATTCGCCAGGGGGAGGCCGGCGGATTCAAATGGTGCTTCAGGCGTCTGGATATGACGATTGAGACGCTGAGCGGTAATTTCAAGGCCAGATTCACGGCGGCGGAGCATCCTTTCGCTTATTTGCTGGCCGGCAAGACGGACGACAACATCATCGGTTTCGCCCAGATGCTGTATTATCTCGGCATGGTCATCACTACAGATCAGGGACTTGTTGATGACATCTCGAAAGCTGTCAACAAGTACCAGAAGCGGCTGGAAAAGCGGAATCCGATCGTGGAAGACGAGACCGAGGAGAAGATTGCTATGGAAGAGGTCAAGCAGGTGCAGGAGTATGTTGAGAAGCCCGAGAATGAGAGGAGGAAGCTGGATCGCGAAGTCAACGGGCGGTTCAAGAAGGCGGTGAAAAATTTGGAAAAGTCGGAATAATTCCATATCTTTGCTCCTGCTATGGTCGAGATAGCAAACAGAAATCTAGAGGCCCGGATAAGTAGGCGAATGCTCGACCCATTCACTGAAAGTTCGGGCGCTTTTTTGCAAAGATGGAAGAAGAAATCTGGAAGGATATCCCGGGATACGAGGGGATTTACCAAGCAAGCGACCTTGGTCGCATCCGTTCTATTGTAGGGAATATGAACCGTAGAAAAAGGGTGCTATCTCCCGGAAAAACTATTTGGGGATATTACCAGGTTAGCCTCACCGATAAGAATCATATCCGTCGGCACGAGAGTGTACACAAGCTTGTCTGTTTGACTTTTCATCCTATCCCGGAAGGATGGCGTCATCTTTTTGGGACGCATTATCTTCAAGTTAATCATAAGGACCAAGACAAAACAAATAACCGTGCCGATAATTTAGAGTGGTGCACACCTAAATATAACACGAGGTACGGAGATTGTATAAAAAAGCGACAAGACACAAGAAACCGCACCGGTGCGAGGGGCTCGATGGTTAAGGTAAGACAATTAGCGCGATCTGGCGAACTCATCCGTGAATGGGAAAGCATGGCGGAGGCTTCTTCTGAACTCGGCATATTTAAGAGTCAGATTTGCTGCTGCTGTAAAGGTACTCAAAAGACCGCCGGAGGTTATAAGTGGGAGTATGTTGACAAAGTAGGAGTATTTGAACACAGCGAAGAAACGAAAGCGAAGATGAAGGAGACAAACCGCGCAAACCCGCACCGTAAAGGTAAGCATCTAACTCCAGAGCAACTCGAAAAACATCACGCAGCCCATCGTGGTATTCCTGTCGCGCAGTACGATTTAGACGGAAATTTTATAAAAAGATGGGACGATGCTCCGACTGCGGCGCGGTTTTTGCATCTTGACTCGGCGTCAATCCACCATGTTTGTCGGGGAGAAAGACACTCTAAAACACTGGGTGGTTTTATTTGGAAATATGATAAATAAGATATGGAGAATCAATTAGGAACCTACTACAGAAAGGCTGGCAACCACGATTATTGCGGTTGTGAAATACTGCCTCCGCCAAAGTACGAAATTGAGCGGATCGTCATCGACCATGTATCGTTTTTCGATGAGATCCGCATCAATGGGCAGAAAAAGCAGAATACCTTTGTTGCGTATTTTGCCCAAAACCCGTACACGAACTTGCCATTTTGTCTGAACTCTGGAAATTCCAAGCGGCTCGCAAAGAGAACTTGGTCTGTCATCGTCGAGGATGGCCTTGAGTGCCAAGGTCGAATCGACCTTCTTCACAACATTCCAGTCAGGCTTTGTCGCGAACTCACGAGAGACCCGTCAGACGGCGGGCAGGTCTACGGACTCCGTATATCACAACTCGACCCGGCGCCAGCTGCTCCTGCGGCTCCGGCGGCACCTACCGCCACGGCCAAGAAGAAGGTCATCACCGAGGACAAGATCCAGGTCATTATCGACTGGGCGAAGAAGGAGAACCTCAGCATCGACCAGATTGCGGCGAAGTACGACTTTGCTTCCGACACGGTGCGTGACGCTATTGCGGACGCTCTTGTACCGGCCGCTCCGGCCCAGGAAGAACCAAAAGACGATTTACCCGACTAGCATATGGCAACGAAAGAAGAAAAATGGATGGAGCGCCGTCTCGGGATGATTACGGCGAGCGAGCTGGGCCAGATTACGAGCGCCAGCGGCAAGATTATCGACGGCAACGTGTCCTATATCCGGACGAAGCGTTTCGAGCGCAAGCACGGCTTCGGGCACCCGGTTTCGGCCCGCACGATGGACATCGGCAACGAGCAGGAGCCGTATGTGATCGAGTGGGTCCGGGCGAACATGCCGGAACTGAAGGACATCATTTACTCGAAGGATCTCCCGGAGATTCCGTTCTGGGTTGCGGACGACTGCCCTGTCGGCGCGTCACCGGATGCCTTCACGGAGGACGAGCGGATCGTTGTCGAGGCGAAGACCCTGGTCGGCGCCACGGCGATTGAGTTCTTTGACGACGCCTACACCTCGCGCGAGGAGAAGAAGCTCGCGGTCTGGAAGGACCACGGCGACCAGATTCTCGGCCAGTTCGTCTCGAACAAGAAGGTCGATAGCGTCGTCCTGGTCAAGTACATCTTCCAGAACGACGACATAATGAAGGACCTGGACAGCCCGCTCGTCCCTTGGCGCGGCATTGTGTTTAAATTCGACCGGGCTGCTTATAAGGAGTCCATCGAGGAGATGCGCCAGCGTATCATTCTAATCAACGCCATGATAGATGCGCCGATTAACCCTTCTGAATTCAAGAAGGGCGAGTGGGTGGTACTTGAGAACAACCAACTTTCAAAGCAATGATATTTAAGGAAGAAGCCAACTCCGTTTACGACGAGAGAGGTCGCGAACTTGCAAGGATCGAGACCTTCCGCAACCGACGCCGCGTTAAGCGGACGCCGGCGTGTACGCTAGGCGAGTACTTCGCGATTCTTTCATGGTTGATGGACAGAGATGAACAAGTTACCGCTGAATAGAACCACGGCGCCGCAGGTTATCCGTCTGTTCGACTCATGCTTCAAGCGCGGCGTTCTGCACGCCATGGAGCAGGACGACGAATTCGGCGTGCGCGAATGGCTCGAGCGCCACAAGGAAGCCGGAGATTTCGGACTCGTTTACGACGATGAAAATTTCGATTTCCGGAGGTGGCGTTTCACTATAGAGCGGTGGGCAAGAGAAGACCGGCTAGGATCTGTCGGAGATACATACCTCAACTCGATGTATGTCCGCAAGAAGAACAACACATTTCTGTACGCCATTTTGCCAATGACGATGCGGTTCTACTTGATGGGTGTCGAAGAGTGGCTGGCGTATCCGAATCCAATCAGTATCGAGCTTTTCAAGCACACGAAGAAGGTGCATTGGAAGCAGGTGCCGAGTCATATGAAGAATATGACAACATCCGACTTCCTTAGTATCCTCCAGGAGTTTATTTATGAGCGCCAGAGGATGCATCTCGAGGACGATCTTACCGAGCGTCAGTACGACAGCTTTTCCGTTGCTATGTACAGATACACGAGAAAGTATGAGATACCAGACTTCGACGAGACAGAGGAAGACCTTTAGGGTGCCGCACATGCCGGCCGGCCCGATGCATCTTGATTTCATTGTGCTTCCGGTCGGTTATTCGTATAATGCTGACATCGCTTCCGCGAAGAAAGGGGACACCCTTCGGCTTGGTGATGGCTCTACATACGAGATCGTTTCTGTTCGGAAGATGTCGGCCGGAAAGCCCGAGGTTGATTTGCTATGCCGGATTCGGTATGGCATAACGCTTAGGGGTGCGTTTATGCGCTGGAAGATGAACGCAAGGCTTGAGGGCCATGGTGAGAAGGCCATCAGCGAAGACGAGTGTTTACTAGTGGTTTTCAAGACGGATGAACAGTATTAAAGCAAAATACGCAGAGTGGGTTCTGGTTCCGAAGGAGGGCCTGTCAGGCATCGAATCCGGTGATTACAGAACGCTGGACGGCAAGGTTTGTCACGCGGATCTGATTTCCATCTGGGACAATCGGGACGGCCGGTTCGATGACCAGCTTGACCATGTTTGCCAGAAGTATTGGGGCCTTTCTTTCTCGTACGTGAAGTCCATCTGGGCGGAGCGGTGCTGGGAGATTGAGGGATACTGGTATCTGTTGAATTTAAAAGAAAAGCAATGAAAATAGAACTTGACAACGAAATTCTGAAGGGTGCGATAGATACCTTTGGCACAGGCTCTCAGATCGACATGGCTGTGGAGGAGTGTTCTGAACTGATAAACGCCTTGATGAAGTTTCGACGTGGTCGGGTCGGAGTGCCGGAGGTAGTCACGGAGATTGCCGACGTGCAGATCATGTGCGCGCAACTTGAGTATATGTTTGCTGGCGACAGCAAGATTGTCGACGCGGAGCGGATGCGAAAGATGGGCAGGCTTCGCGGCCGGATAGAACTCTTCAAGAAGGAGCATGCTTGAACTAAGGGACTACCAGGCTGACTCTGTAGCCGAGATTCGCACCGCGCTGGCCAAATACCGGCGCATAGTCTGCATTATGCCAACAGGATCCGGGAAATCGCTGGTGCTCGGATACACTGCAGCTTTGGCGGCTCAGAAAGGCACGAGAACGCTTATTTTAGCGCATCGAGAGGAAATTATGAAGCAGAATGCCGACAAGTGCGCAAAGTGCGGCGTAGAGCCTCAAATCATATCGCCAAAGCACCGGAAAGTGCCGACCGGACTTGTCGCCGTCGGGATGGTGCAAACGCTCCAGAGAAGGATTGAGAAACCGGAATGGCTTGAATATGTTAAATCCATACAGATGTTGATACTTGATGAAGCGCATATCTGTAATTATGGGTTTCTCTTTGACATCATATCCGACAAGTGCTATGTTGTCGGCTACACGGCTACGATGGCAAGATACGGAGGGATGAAGCAGGCTGGACTTGAGTACAACGCGATGGTTACTGGCCCGAGTGTGAAGGACCTCATCAATATGGGCTATCTTTGTCGGTGTAAGCTATACTCGCTGGATGCGCCCTCTATGGATGACGTGGAGTGGGATTATGGCAGAGGCGATTATAACCTGTCCCAAATGTCGCAAAAATTCAAGTCTAAAGCAAGGTATGTGGGAGCCGTGGAGAACTACCAGCGGATATGTCCAGGCGAGAAGGCAATAGTATTTGCATGCAGTTCAGAACAGTGCATCGGCCTCACACAAGAGTTCAACGACCACGGCATAAAGGCGAAATATCTATTGTCGAACAGTTTTGACGAGGACGAAGAACTTAGCGACGATAGAAAACAGTTGCTTAAAGACTTCGACGAAGGGAAGTTTGATGTCCTTGTTAATCTCGGTATCGGTGTCGCAGGGCTGGATGTGCCGAGCATCAAGGTTGTGATGCTTATGTACTCCACGACATCCGTTGTAAAGTATTTACAAAGTTTAGGTCGCTGCAGTCGTCCAGCTCCTGGTAAGAACGGTGAGTTTATTTGCCTCGATTTTGGCAGGAATCACGAGCGTTTAGGTCGATATGAGGACGACCGGACATACAGCCTTTGGCACAACACCGGCGCTGGTGGTGGCGTCCCTCCGACGAAGATCTGCCCACAGTGCGGTAAAATGGTTCCGGTTTCCTGGAAGCAGTGCCAATTCTGTCAGTATGTCTGGCCGACGCAGCAGGAAATATACAATGCCGAACTCAACGAGATTATTGCTCAGAAGAAGGAGGACGAGGAAGAGACTCTGGAACAGTATGTGGCTCGTCGCAAATTGGACGGATGGTCAAATAACCGAATTCTCGTCGCTGTCTGCATAAAGAATGCGGATAATCAAAAAGAGGCATTTATGCGCTCGATAGAGGTCTTGCGGACAAAGCATGGGGAGAATATATCCCCGAAGTTCTGGTATTTCTTTCGCACTCAGATACTATCGAAAGTAAAGGCCAAGAAAAAGGACGAAAGTCCTTCGTTATTCAAATAATTATTCTTATCTTTGCATACACACTCGTGTTGCAGACGAGGAAGAGAACTATAAGAGCCCCGGATGAGTAGGGAGGTGCTGCAACCACCTTTTGAAAATTCGGGGATTCGTTTTTAAGATGGAAGAAATTTGGAAACCAGTAAAAGGTTACGAAGGCTGTTATGAGATTAGCAACTTTGGTCGAGTAAAAAGTGTGTATCGGGAGATCCACCGAAGGAAGATGGGGATTAAAATTGTTTACGAGCATTTCTTGGAACCAAGGAAGAATATAAATGGTTATTACATCGTATGCCTACATAAGCAAGGCGAGCGCCAAAAGACCAAGCAATTACATAGACTAATCGCAGAAGCGTTTATACCGAACCCGGAGAATAAGCCGTTTATTGACCACATTAACGGGGATAGAGGCGACTACAGAATCGAAAATCTTAGGTGGTGTACGCATAAAGAGAACATGAATTTTGCTTTGGCTCGAAAACACTTGTCTGAGGCAAAAATGGGCGAGAAGAACGGGATGTATGGTACTTCTGGAAGTAAGAGTCCGTCTTATAAAGGGGTTCTGCAATATGATCTGCATGGTAACTTTATCAAGAAGTATTATGGGATTGCCGAGGCGCAGAGGGAAACTAGTGTTCAGTTTAAGAATATCAGCAAAGTCTGCAAGGGCGAGCGAAATTCCGCTGGTGGCTTTATCTGGAGATATGAAGATGATATGTTTCCCATTAGAAAGACGATTTGCGAATATCGGATGAATAACGGAACAAAGAAAATCAAGTGTTATAGGAAGGGAGAGCGCAAGCGGGCGCAGGACTCATCGCCGAAACTGTTTTAGGCACGGGAATTGCAGGTGAAGTTTAGAAAAAGAAAGGATATGACGAAATTAACACTTAAGAACGCAAGAATCGTTTCACGGAGTGGCGAAGAAGGGATGTACGGAATAGTGCTAACCTGTCCGCTGCGAGATGTTTCTGGCCAGATTCTCAAGGTCGATAATCTTGAAGTTGAAATAAAAAGCAAAGAAGATGGACATCGAGATTAGACGGAACAGGGACATAAGCTTTGAAGTGACCTGCGAGAACCCGGATGCGCTGAAAGAGTTATTTCAGATGACGGAGGAACAGAAGCGGCTTCAGGAAAGGTATGAAGCCTGGCGCCGTCAAATGGAGGACGAGTTCTGGCGTTTCGTTAAAGAGCATCCGACACGTGATTGCAACGGAGAACTAATCAAGCCAGAGACGCACGAAATCGGGTTTGATTTTGGCGAACTAGACGATGATGGCATGATAGAGGTAAAAACGATGTGGGTCCGTCCCAAGAAAAGCGAATACGAGAAATGAAACACAAGGTTCTGAAGTATGACTTAATTGAGGCGCACTTCGCTGGGGTAGAGAATCATCCACAGGCTGAAATGAAGCGCCTCGGGTTAGATGGCTATTATAAGGCCGTTCCGGAATCAATCGGCGATTGCTGGTTTTTCCTTTTCGACACATGGCCGCAGGTGGAGTTACCTTCCTATTTGAGCAAAATAGAGATTGATGACAATAAGGCGCCAGAATTAAAAATGAAACCAGGAGACAAGGTGTGGTGGTTTGAACCACAGGCAGAAAGAATAATGGAGTTTATTTTGGACGCTGCGCCGCAGGAGGATGTATTCGGCGTTGTGATTGATGGGCATTATCCGAACGTAGAAGACATGCGGGTGATAATGCGCCTTCCTTATCACATTTTCCCCACCCGCGAGGCTTTGTACGAACATTACAGGAAGATTTTTGAATAGATATGCCCTTGAAAGATTTATTCACCCCGACCAAGGTTTTTATCAAGCCTTTCGACAAGCCCGAATCGGACTGGAAAGAGTTTGTCGGCGACATCGTTAGAGATTCCATCACGATTACCGAGAGTACGCCAAATCCATACAGACCGACTACGCTCAATTTCACTGCGACTCTTCGCATCAGCCGCAAGAATCGTATCCGCCTTTTCAAATCCCTGGGTCTTATGAAGCGTCCTCGCTGCACATACAAGACAATAAGGCGCGACTGCGCAAAAAGGAATAAATAGTTTTATATATGAGTTGGTTCCCACTATTGGCGTTGATTTTCTCGGTGGCCGTTTTAGTCATAGAGATTATCCTTGCGCGGAAGATAGACAAAAGAATAGATAATATACGAAGAAGAATCAAGGAGTTGTATGGCGACTAAGAAGCAACTAATAGTGGCGTATAAAAAAGTCGAGAACGCCGAGATAAGGCTTATGTTACTGGCGCAGGACTTATCAAGAATAGCGAGCGAGTATCTTGGATATGACGTGAACGCCGAGTTATGCGCTGGCTCTGAGATAGAGTTTCGCCGCGTAGGTGGAGATGGACTATCTGACGACACAAGTACAATTTGTTTAGAGGATATTATTTGAGTGATATGAACGAAGAATTAGTTTCTATGGAAGGATTAACCGACCGGGAAATCCTACACAAAATGTTAGATAAAATCCTTGACACAAACGGGGCTGAGAATTCTGCCGTTTGGACGCAATTCTTTCCCGAATTCATCGGAGACAAAGCGATACAAGTGACATATAGATTGCAGATTGATGCCGAAAAAACTGTAACAGGCACAGATTTATGACCATCGAAGAATACAAGGCACAGCCGTTCAAGTACGACGGAAACTGCAACCCGATCCCTATCTCAGAGATCTGGAGCTGGCTAACAAGAAAGCAGCGGCGCGAGATAACAGCCCTCGTGCATAAAGGAAAGAACCCTAATATAATGGAGTTTATTTGAGTAAATATGATGCTATTTGACGACCAATTCGAGGAAGAAGCCATTGAGCGTATTAGAAAGTTTGCCAGGCTTTCTGAGAAGATGGGATATACACCCGTCCTTGGTTTCTCTGGAGGTAAGGATTCGCAAGTATGTTATGATCTTTGCAAGCGTGCGGGTATTAAGTTCCGAGCCGTATTCAATCATTGTTTTGAGTCAGCAGAAACCCTCAAATTTATTCGCGAAAACTATCCTGAAGTCGAATGGCAGCGCGAAGTAAAACAAGGTTTTTTTGAGAACATAAGTAAGAACCATGCGAGCATATTGCCTACCGTAGAATTAGCATATTGCTGTAAGGATTATAAACATAATGCGAAGTATGTAGATGATGCAAGTATCGTTGGTGTGCGTGGGGCAGAATCGGCGAAACGGGCCAAGAGAAAAGTGCTTGAAACCAAGAATAAAACCACCTTAAAGAGAAACAAGGAGGCCATCTATAATTTTTTTGACACGTCTTGCGTCGCGTCTGGCGCAGCAAGCGAGATTCAGTTAAAGCCAATTGTAGATTGGACGGATGAGGAGGTGTGGAACTATGTAAGGAAACACAACCTCCCTATAAATCCTGAATATAAAAATGCACGCAGAGTTGGTTGCATAATATGTCCCAAGGCGAATTTCACAAGCAACTATCGAGCCCTTCTTCGATGGCCTAAATTGATAGATTGCGTAATTAAATCGAGAGAGAAGCGCGAAGATATAGATTGGGTTATTATGTCTGAAGGCCAGGACTATTCGGACAATAAACCTCTTTATGTCTGCCGCTGGCTTAACCATTCTTTCCGTCCATTTACAAAAAAACAGAAAGAGTTGTGTGATATGGTGATTAAAAACTATTACAGTAAGAAAAAATAAATATGCAAGTCTTCGTCCCATACCCATCGCCGATAGATGTGGCGAAAGCCATGTCGAATGACAAATTGCGGCTCAGGAAGCAGATTATAGAATGTGACCAGATACTCAAGGCTATCACTGGGAAGTCGCAGGCGTGGAAGAACCATCCGGTAGTGAAGATGTATCTAAAACATTCTTCATGGTTACTGTTTTATCGAAATTGTCTTCAATATTTCCAAGAAGGAGACATTGTCTGGGCGCAAGACAGGAGCGACTATGCGGATGAACTTTATCGGCCACCCTTCCTCACCGTCGACTTCTGCGACCAGCACAAGCGGCGGCTGTACACCAAGGCGCCGGAGTTATACCCACAGTTTGCTGAGTATGGGACCAGCGACGAGAACTGGTACTTCGTAGATGGAGAGATTGTGAAATACATTAACGGAAAAAGAATATGAAAACCTACATTGAAAGAAAACTTATCGAGATGCGGCGGATTAGTCCCCTGCTTTCGGTTGACATCTACTACGATGACCTTCG